CTGGTCCTTCGCAAAATTTCGCGCTCGTAAGCAAAAGTAAAGATGAATGAAGAGGAAATGGCTAGAGATAACTGGATTTACACATACTATCAGGGAATTAAAGACGGAACTTACTGCGTCAGCAAGTGGATCGAGCTCGTCTATGAATACCTGGTCAATGGTCTCCAGAAAAAAGCCTTCTTCTTCGATGTAAAAAAGGCGAACTCGGTCATCGACTGGGTGGAGCACCATTGTTTCCATACAGAAGGACCGCTTGCACCGCACGAACTGAAACTGGAAGTGTGGCAGAAGGCTCTGCTGTCGGCTATGTTCGGTATCGTGAACGCTGATGGCAATCCACAGCACCGTGAGATCCTGCTGCTGATCGGCAGGAAAAACGGTAAGAGCGTTATTGCCAGCGGCATTGCCAGTTATGTCTGGCGGAAATCTGAATACGGCGCTCGTGTGTTCTGCGTGGCTCCGAAAGTTGACCAGTCCGACATCATATACAACGGCATCTGGAACATGGTGCAGCTTGATCCGGAATGGAAGGAACTGAAAGAGGCTTCGCAGATCAAGGACACACAACATCGGAAGACGGTCGATGATTCGATGCTGGCCAGACACCGGCAGTCGGATCTGTGCATTCCGGGAGCAAACAACACGGTGAAGAAGATCTCTTACATGAGCCGTGACATGAATGGCTATAACCCATCGATCACCATCTGCGACGAAATCGCTTCGTGGTCCGGTGATAAGGGGCTGAAAGCTTATGAAGTCATGCGTTCCGCAATGGGAGCACGACCGGACTCTCTTATCGTTGCTTGCACGACATCCGGCTATGTAAATGACAGTATTTATGATGAACTGATAAAGCGGTCTACACGTTTCCTGATGGGCGAGTCCAAGGAAACAAGACTGCTGCCGTTCCTGTATATGATCGACGATGTCGAGAAATGGAACGACATTAACGAACTGAGGAAGAGCAATCCGAATCTTGGCGTTTCTGTTTCTGTCGATTATCTGATCGAAGAGATCGCAGTGGCTGAAGGATCTCTCAGCAAGAAATCTGAGTTTCTGACTAAATACTGCAACATTAAACAGAACTCTTCCCAGGCTTGGCTCGATGCCCAGACCATCGAGAAGGCCTGTTCCGGGCCGCTGAGGCTCGAAGATTTCCGAGGGTCCTATTGTATCGGCGGAATCGACTTGTCGCAGACGACCGACCTGACGGCCTGCACGGCGGTCATTCAGAAGGATGGCCGGCTGTATGTGTTCGCCAAGTTCTTCCTGCCGGCGGAAAAGATAGACGAAGCCACGGAGCGGGACGGTATCCCATATCAGGCATACATCCAGCGTGGTATTCTCCAGCCGTCCGGCGAAAACTTTATAGATTACAAAGACGCTGAAAACTGGTTCACCAGTCTGATCAGCGATTACGAAATATATCCGTTGCAGATCGGATACGACCGTTATTCCGCCCAGTATCTCGTCCAGGATATGAAAGCCTATGGTTTTCATATGGACGACGTCTTCCAGGGTGAAAATCTGTATCCGGTCATTCAGGAAGTCGAAGGACTTCTGAAAGACGGAAAGATCTGCATCGGAGACAACGATCTGCTTAAGATCCATCTGCTGAACTCGGCAGTGAAGATGTCTGTTGAAAGGGGACGAGGCAAGCTGGTCAAGCTGTCACCTAATGACCACATCGACGGAACAGCGAGTCTGCTGGATGCGTTCACAGTCAGACAGAAATATTGGAATGAGATCAGCGGCCAGCTGATGAATGAGAGGTGAAAGAAATGGGACTTTTGGATAAACTGTTTCCCAAAAAACACGAGGTGATTCAGCCGACCGGCTACTTCAAGCTGCTGAACGGATACACACCGGTCTTCCGGACATGGGACGGCCAGCTGTACGAGTCTGAACTGGTCCGGGCGGCAATCGACGCAAGGTCCAGACATATCAGCAAGATGGATGTCCGGATCGACGGCGCAGCTAAACCGAAACTGCAGACGAAACTGAGCAAAAGGCCGAATGACTATCAGACCTGGAGCCAGATGCTGTATCGCCTGAACACGATCCTGGACATGAAGAACACGGCTTTCCTGCTGCCGGTATATGACAATCTCGGCGATGTCGTGGGGATCACAACAGTCTACACGGAATACTGGGATCTGCTGGATGTCAAAGGCACGCCGTGGATCCGTTTCTATTTTGACCACGGACGAACCACAGCCGAGGAACTGAGCCGTGTCGGGATCATGACGAAGTTCCAATACAAGTCAGATCTGTTTGGTGAAAACAACAAAGCGCTTAATGACACCATGAAACTGATCAACATTCAGCAACAGGGGATTTCGGAAGCCGTTAAGTCTTCCGCATCGTTCCGGTTCATGGCACAGGCCAGCAACTTCACTAAGACAGAAGACCTGGAAAAGGAACGCAAACGATTCTCACAGCACGGCATCCAGGGAAACCAGGACGGCTTCCTGCTGTTCCCAAATACTTATCAGAACATTCAGCAGATACAGTCGAAGCCGTACACGGTCGACGCCGAACAGCAGAAGCTGATTCAGACGAACGTGTTCAACTATTTCGGCGTGAATGAAGCAGTCCTGCAGAACTCGGCGCTTGGCGATGCCCTTGACGCCTTTTTTAACGGCGCAATTGAGCCGTTCAGCATTCAACTGAGTGAAGTATTGACGCAGATGCTGTTCAGCCCTTCAGAGCAAGGACATGGCTCTGCTGTGTACGTTACAGCGAACCGGCTGCAGTATATGCCTGTGTCACAGAAGATCAGCATGGCCAGAGAACTGGGCGACCGTGGCATGATTCTGATCGATGAAGCAAGAGCACTGTTCAATTATCCGCCTTTACCTGACGATCAGGGCAAGCAGGCTCCAATCAGAGGCGAGTTCTATATGGTCGGTGAAGACCAGGGAGAAGAAGACAATGAATGAGAGAGAATACCGTAACTTTGCCGAGATCCGTTCTGAAGAATCGGCTGAGTACAGAGTTGAAGGCTATGCTTCAACATTCGAACCTTATGAGATGTGTGAGATCGAAGGCGAGAAATACTTCGAGCGCATCGAACCGACAGCATTTGAAGAATGTGACATGTCGGATGTGGTCCTGAGAGTTGACCACGCTGGTGCAGTTTTTGCACGAACATCGGCAGGAACCTTGGTCGTCAACACTGACGAACATGGTCTGCATACAGAAGCCGATCTGAGCCGCACGGCGAACTCTAGAGCGCTGTACGACGAGATCAAGGCCGGAAACTATCCTCAGATGTCATTCTGCTTTACCGTTCCGGAAGGTGGCGATCACTTTGATAAAGACAGTCGCACACGAGTCATCGAACGGATCGGCAAACTTTATGACGTCTCGCCGGTATCCTTCCCGGCGAACCCAGGTACTGAACTGCACGCCAGGGCTTTGGAGTATTTCAACGGAGAGATTGAAAAACTCAAGGCGGAGAGACCTGAAGAAGTCCCGGAAGCGGAAGAAGTGATCGAGGAGAGGATCGAGCAGGAGGAAATTGCCGAGACTCCGGAAGAAGTCATCGAGACAGAAGAGCGCAGTGTTGAAACTGCTGAAGCCGTAACTGACGAAACGGAAACGGAAGACAGGAAGGCTGAGCGGTTTGCGGAATACCGTGCTCTGCAGCAGATGGTATCCAATGGAGATGTCGGCACAGTGGTTGAAACCCACAGAGAGGAAATGGAAATGGAAGAAAGAAAATACACACCGGAAACACCGGAATACAGAGATGCTTTCTATGCCGTAATCGGCGACTATGCTACAGCTGAACAGCGTGCGATCGTTGTTGACTCCACAGCTCCGGGCGATGGCGATGCTATTGCTATTCCGAAGACACTGGACACCAAGATCTGGGACAACATCCACACAGCACATCCGATCCTGGCTGACATCGCAACTGTCAGATCCGGCGTTGCTATGGAAGTTACAAAGCACACAGCAATCGCTGTCCGCACGTCCAAGAAGCTGGACTCCGCTGCTACACCGGCAGAAGAAGCCAACACCTTCGCTAAGGTCGTTCTCTATGGTTACGACTATGAGAAGTATGTCACTCTGACATATGCTGAAGCAAAGATGTCAGCTGGTGCCCTGGAAGACTATCTGGCTGAAGAAATCGCTGCCGAACTCGGCGAAGCTCTGGCAAAAGATGTATTCGCTCAGGTTCTGACAGATGCAGGCACTGGCCAGAAAGTCACAACTACATCTGACATGTTTGCTGATGTTAAGGCTGCTCTTGCCCTGGCAACAGGCGCATCTGCTCCGACAATCTACGCACCGGCTTCCGCATACTTCGAGATCGTCGGCGCAATCGCACAGGGTTCTCCGTTCAACATCGGCGCAGCTCTTGGCTGCCCGGTTAAACTGGACAACGCTGCTACAAAGGTCACCGTCCTTGATCCGAAGAAGTTCGTACTGAACATGGTCCAGGATGTCATGATCGAATCCGACAAGGATGTTAAGGCTCACAAGGTCATCGTTTCCGGTTACCTGAGAGCACAGGGCACTCTGCGCAACAACAAAGCAGCTGCCTACATCGACTAATCAAAGGTATTTAAAAAGGGAGGGGTAACTCTCCCTTTTTCTGAACAGAGGAGGAGCGAAAAATGAGCGAAAATCAGTCAGTCGGCGTCATTGCTCTGAACAAAGTGAAAACTGCGCTCAGAATCACGGACAATGACTTCGATGATGAAATCACCGATCTGATCCAGGCAGCGCTGATCGATCTCGGCATTGCCGGCGCAGACGGTGAGAATGTCGTGCTGAATAACGTGCTGACGCTTCGGGCCGTCATCACATATTGCAAGCTCCACTTCGGAGAGCCCGATGAGTATGACAGATTAAAGAGAAGCTACGACGAACAGAAAGCACAGATGAGCATGGCTACGGACTATACAGTCTGGGGAGAAGCCAATGGATAGATCCAAGCCAATCTATCTTGTCTCTGAAACATACACAAAGAACCAGTACGGCGTACTGATCCCGACAGTGACGAAGCGGAAGGTTTTTGCCAACGTCACAAGCGTGACCGGTTCCGAATGGTTTGAAGGTGGCCGGAACGGTCTTAACCCGGAACTCCGGATGCGTGTATTCGCTCCGGAATATCACGGCGAAGAGACCATCCAGTACAATGGCCAGTATTATGCGATCTATCGCACATACATGACCAGGAACGACACCATGGAACTGTATGTGGAGAGAAAGAAGGGCGAGGCGGAACAGTATGCCGCTGGTAATCAAGGCTGAAGCTCTGACCGCAGCCGTGAATGACATTCTCAAGGAATACGGTGACGACGCCAAAGAGATCATCGAGGAGACGATCACAGACGTCGCCAAGGAAGCCGCAAAGAATGTCAAGACGAACGCCACAGGCTTCAACGGTACCGGCAAATACGCTAAGGGCTGGAAGTCCAAAGTTGAAAAGAAGCGTGCCACAGTGAACGCAGTTGTTTACAACGCCAATCTTCCGGGACTGGCTCATCTGCTGGAGTTTGGCCATGCTAAACAAAACGGCGGAAGAACAGCGGCATTCCCGCATATCGCTGCAGTCAATGACTGGGCCCAGGACGAAGCACTGAACAGGCTGAAGGAGAAATTATGACGTTTGAAGAAGTGAATCAGATGGTTACGGACATCGGATTGCCATGCGCCTATTACTCATGGCCTGAGAAGATGGTGCCGCCGCTGCCCTATGTGCTTTTCTATTATCCGGGAACCGATAACTTCGGAGCGGATAATTCTGTTTATAAAGTCGTGCAGAATCTGAATATCGAGTTGTACACAAAAGAAAAAGATTTCCAGACGGAAGCGGAGATCGAGGCAGCACTCGAAGCCGCCGGTCTGTTTTGGAATAAGTCGGAGTCGTTTCTGACCTCCGAACACATGTATGAAGTTCTTTATGAAATGGAGGTGGCAATAGATGCCAACAGCTAACAACAAGGTCAACTTTGGTCTTGAAAACGTTTATTATTCTGTGATCACAGATGACGGCGCCGGCAATGTTACGTTCGGAACACCGACACGCATTCTGGGCGCTGTCGATCTGAACCTGGATCAGCAGGGTGAACTGACTCCGTGGTATGCGGACAACATCCAGTTCTTCACATCTGATTCAAATAACGGATACCAGGGCACACTCGAAGTTGCCAACGTTCCGGATTCCTTCCGGACCGATGTCCTGGGCGAATTGACAGACACAGCCGGTGCGATCTATGAGAAAGCGGACGCAGTGACGAAGGAGTTTGCTCTGCTGTTCGAAATCAAAGGTGACGCACACAAGACACGCCACTGCATGTACAGATGCAAGGCTCAGCGTCCGGCAATTCATGGCCACACGACAGAGGCCAGCGCTACTCCGCAGACAGACACGCTGAACATCACAGCTATGCCGCTGATCAGCAATCACGTTGTCAAAGCGAAGTGCAAAGAGAGCGACAGCTGCTATGCCAACTGGTTCACAGCAGTTCACGAAATCGCTTAAGAACCAATAACTGGAGGATGACATGGAGAAGACTATCACGATCGATGACAAGAAGGTAAAATTCAAAGCTACTGCAAACACTCCCAGGCTGTACCGGCAGATGTTCCATAGAGAACTTTTTGACGACATGCAAACGCTGGTGCAGGATTGGAGCAAAGCAAGGGATAACAACGGCACGATGTCCGGCAATGTTCTCATGATGTTCGAAAACATCGCATTCACGATGGCAAAGGATGCAGATCCGGAAGGAACACCGGAGACGGCGGACGAATGGCTGGATGGCTTTGACATGTTCTCGGTGTGGCAGATTCTTCCCCAGGTTACCGAACTGTGGGGGCTTAATAACCACAGCATCAACGAAAGCAAAAAAAAAGCAGGAAAACGAAAAGGGAGCTGACCACAGCTCTCTTTTTGTTGCGCTGCATTGAACTCGGAATCAGCCTGCACGATCTGGATCTGCTGGACATCGGCATGGTCCTGGATATGCTGGCAGAGCGCAGCAACGATGATCTGGAGTGGCCGGTCATTGCCACACAGGAAGATATGGATAACTTCTGACAAGGAGGGCAGATATGGCCAACAGAATCAAAGGCATTACGATCGAGATCGACGGCAACACCACGAAGCTGTCCGACTCGTTGAAAAGTGTTGATAAATCATTAAAGACAACACAGGCAAACCTAAAAGATGTAAACAAACTGCTGAAGATGGACCCCAGCAACGTCGAGCTGTTAACGCAGAAACACGACCTGTTAGGGCAGGCAGTAAAAGATACAAAGAAGCGCCAGGAAGAATTAAAGAAGGCCCTGGAACAGGCCAGAAACGCCGGAGACACGAAGGAAAACAGAGCCCAGCAGGACGCACTGCAGCGGGAACTCGCAGAGACCACACAGAGCCTGAAGAGCCTGAATGACGAATACAACAGATCGACCCCGGCCGTGGCTGCCCTGGCTCAGAACACAAAGGACCTGTCAGAAAAGACCAGGGTCATGTCGACAATGGCCGCCGGAGCCGGAACAGCGATGCTGGGCATGGCGTACAAAGCCGGTACCACAGCGGACGACTTGCTGACGATGTCACGGAACACCGGCATCAGCGTCGAAGAGCTGCAGCGCATGAATTATGCGTCGGATCTGATCGACGTCAGCATGGAACAGATGACCGGATCAATTACCAAACTGACGAAACAGATGGCATCCGGCAACAGTGCCTTTGACACGCTGGGCGTTGCCATCACAGACGCAGACGGCAACATGAGAGACGCTGTTGATGTCTGGTACGATTCCCTTCAGGCTCTTTCCCAGGTCGAAAACGAGACAGAACGTGATCAGCTGGCCATGGAGTTATTCGGCAGATCCGCAATGGAACTGTCCGGAATCGTAGACGACGGAGGAGCCGCTCTGAGGCAGTTTGGAGACGATGCGGAAGAGGCCGGGCTGATCCTGAGCGAAGACGCCGTCAGCGCCGCAGGGCAGTTTAACGACGCCATAGACGAACTGAAAGCGAAGTCAGAACAGGCATTCTTCTCTGCCGGAGCAGCACTGGCCGAGTCCTTGCTTCCGAAACTGGAAGAACTGGTCGACTGGGTCTCCCGGGTCCTGACATGGTTCGCAGATCTTGATGGAAACACGCAGACGCTGATCCTGACGATCCTGGGACTCGTTGCGGCCATCTCGCCCATTGCCGGACTGATCTCAGCTATTACGACCATAGGCGGAGCCCTGGCCGTAGTCACAGCACCAATGGCGGCGACATTCATGGGCATAGCGGCGGCAATCGGTGCCCTGATCGCAATCGGAACCGTGCTATACGAGAACTGGGACAGCATCAAACAGGCAGGAATCGACCTGTGGAACAGCATCACAACAACATGGGATGGCATCAAGGAAACCATTTCAAACGCTATCGAGTCCGCAAAACAGACTGTGTCAGACTGTATTGAAGCAATCAAAAACCTGTTTAATTTTCAGATAACATGGCCGCACATTCCGCTTCCGCATTTTTCAGTAAGCGGTTCAGCAAATCCGCTCGACTGGCTGAAGGGCGGCGGTCTGCCGAGTATTTCAGTGGACTGGTATGCCAAAGCAAAAGACCAGCCATATCTGTTCAATTCACCGCAGATTATCGGTGTCGGTGATGTTCCGGAAGTGGTAGTCGGAGCGGATTATTTCAAGAACATGGGACAGAACATCACAGTGTCACCAGTGGTCAATATCTATGGCAATGTAGACGATTATGACGCACTGGCTCGAAAGGTTTCAGAACGCATCAACGTTGATATGCAGAGAAAGATGAGGATTTACTGATGAGAACTTTATCATACGCAGGAAAGAGTTTATCGACCTTCGGAGTATGGTGGGACAACAGTCGGATTTTCTCAAAGCCTTCAAAATTGTTTGAATCGTACTCAGTGCCGAACAGGAACGGAGTGCTGTTTTCCAGTCTGAACAAATATGACAACATTCAGATTGAATACTCCTGTTTCATCAAAGACAACTTTCAGAAGAACTACAACGATTTAATAGACTATCTGACATCGTTCGACACCTATGAAAAGCTTCAGAACTTGGCAGAACCGGAGACATATCGGATGGCACTGTTCAGAGCCGATTTAAGCGTTGAAACAGGGCAGTTCTTGAAGGATGGACGATTTACCCTTGTGTTTGATTGCAAGCCACAGAACTACTTCACGCAGGGCGACAACGAGGTTCTGCTGAAGGTGAACGCTGGCAATGTATGGACGGATTCCGGTTTCACACTGGATGGCATCAACGTTACTTTTTCGAACCATGCATATGTGCTGACGGGAACGAAAGCCACAACAGCATCGGCAAGTCACACTTCCAGTATTTCGATTCCATCGGCAGGAACATGGACGATTTACGCTCAGATTGTAAGAGCGGACTATCAGAACGGTTCTCGCATGAGAGTGATGCTTGGAAGTCAGATGGCACGATTGAACACTACAAGCCGATTACAGACCACAGTCACCACACAGGCAGCCGCAACTTATTCATTCGGCATTTATGCAGACGCAGGATGGACAGGTGGAATCAATTCCGCAGTTATGGTGTCGATGGTCAAGAACTTCGAAACCACCGATTTACTGAATCCCAGTCTGAAGAAATCAAAGCCGATTTTCCGCTATGAGGAAGTCAGCGAAGACACAGCGATTTATATCAACGGAACAAAGATATTCGACTACACAGCACCGAGCGGTGTTTCTGATTCCGATGGGGATTTAATCATCGACTGCGAACTGATGGACTGCTATTTATTACAACCGGACGGTGGGGTGGCGAATTATAACCCCTATGTTTCACTGACAGATTTCCCACAGTTGGAAAAGGGTATCAATTCGATGTATTCAACGAACGGCACAGTTTATGTCATGCCGAAATGGTGGCGGTTATGATTCCCTATGTAATGGACGATACCAAGTCACTGACCGATTTGGTAACAGACACATCAAATGGTCTTGGCAGACTGGCTGAGTGCATGAAGCTGGAAGTCACCGAAGGACTGGACGGTCAATACACCGCAACGATGGTGATTCCCACAGCGGCATATAACTCCGGTCTTGTGCATAAGGGCGGTATCATCAAATGCAAAGCAAACAACACAGACGAACCACAGTTGTTCAGAATCATCAACTTCAGAGAAACGATGTCCAGCGGTCTGATCGAGTGCGGTCTTGAGCATATTTCTTACGATCTGAACAAAGCGATTCTGTGTCCGACTGACGGACTGATTCCGTTTTATAACCTTGAGCAGATTTGCGACATGCTGAACAACAACAATTCGAACACAGACTTTTTTCCTGCGGATGTCTTCACGTTTGTTACGGACGCACCGGAAACCTTATACAATCACGGCTGGAACAAACCCATGACACCGAGACAGTTGTTTTATGCCGAGGATGGCATCTGCAACTGGAGCGGAGTGCAAATCAAATGGGACAATCTGACAGTCGGAATAAACGAAAGAAGGGGTTCAGACAAACCCCTTTATATTTCGTATGGCAAGAACTTGATGGACTTCGCACAGGAAGAAGATATTTCCGAAGTCTATGACGGAATCATCGGTTATTGCTACAACCAAAACTGGAGCGGTGGCAGGTCGGTCACATCTGACCCTATTCCTTTAGTCACAGGAGAAACACCGCAGCATCTGTTACTGGTCGATTTATCCGACAAGACATCCAGTTCGGCAAATCCACCGGAAAAGTGGGCGGTCACAAACTGGGCGACTACTTGGTTATCGGAGAACACGATCGAAACCATCAAGGTCGCTTATGATGTCGATTTGGTTTCCCTTGCACAAGACGGTGAATATGACAAGGTCAAGGAACTGGAGTTCATCGAGCTGGGCGACACAGTCACAGTCAAAGCGAAGAGCGGAGACATTGAAGCTGTGGTCACAGAGGTGACATTTGATTCACTGACCGAACGCTACACCGACATAAAACTTGGTAATTATCTTCCGTCACTGACGGACACCATCATCGAACTGGTGAATAAAACGAAATGAGGTAATTGAATGACAATCACAAGAAATTTCAAATTGTGTCTGAATGCTGGCACACAGAACGCTCCTTACATCAATGTTAACCAGTACGATGAAGGGGAGCAGTGGATTTTTGATTTGTACACCGAAGGCGGTCAGAAGTTCACACCATCCACCGGAGCAATCATCGGCATCAAGTCTGACGGAAATGCCATTCTGAACTCCGGAACAGTCAATTCAGATGGACAGGTGGTCATTACCGAGACTCAGCAGATGACTGCTGCTTCCGGTCTTGCGGTATTTGAATTACTGATTGAAGGCGAAACACATGGCACAGCAAATTTTATCGTCAACGTAGAACGCAGACCTTCAGACGATGCAGAGTTTTCTGATTCTGACCTTTCCATGTTGCAGGAAGCCATTGATTCAGTCACAGAAATCGAAGACCTGTTAGGTGGGCAGGATGTTCCGACAGTAATCACACCTATTATTTCAGACTGGTTAGATGAAAACATTACAAATCCATCAAATCCACCGATTGATACTTCGCTGACAGTTGCAGGAGCGGCGGCAGATGCTAAGAAAGTCGGTGACGAAATCACTGATTTAAAGAGCGCTATTGAAAACAGAGTTTCAAATGATGAACTTCTAGAAGGATGGAAAGAATACACCCCAACTTATAACCACGGTTGGATAAGCGGAAGCGGAGTGTATAACCCTTCTGATAACCGCTATATTTCAGATGCTATTTCAACATCCGATGTAATAGAAGTTGTTAATAATTCCAACGTTATAGTATATGTGGATTACTTTTCTAGTTTTGTTGATTTTAGTGATTTTACGCTTGCCACATATACTCAGTTAAATCCCGGGCAGTCAACAAAAATAGACAGAAACTATCCAACTTTTTGCGTTTTAAGTAATGCAACACAAGTTGCAGGTCTTGAAGGCATCCTCTGTAAAGGCGCATCTAGTCTTGACTATATCTCAAAAAACCAAGTTGATTATTTGACCGATTCAATAAAAGAATCGCTTCTTTCGACAACGATAAGCGAAACCCTTACAACGAGAACGGGAAATAACTGGTATTACTATGTCAAGATAATGAAGGGCATGGTAGTGAAAGTCACGAACAACAACACTTATCAAGGTGGTTTTCATGCTAACGATGGCACAAACGATCTTAACTTGGGATACATCGTTCCCGCCAAAAGTGTGACCTTTATTGCACCGTTTGACATTGAATTCTTTAGATGTTATCAAGACTCCGGAGCAATCGACACTACATTTACTTTCGATTTGGAACTCGACAATCCTAACCACTACAACTTCACGGATGAATTTAGTGGAAAAGAGGAGTCCGTATCTGTGCAACATTCAAGCGCAGGCTCATACACACATGCACTATATATCCCAAAAAATACGCTTGTGGAGTTTACAAATAACGGCGATGCAAATTGCACTGTGAATGTAAGTGATGCATCGGAAGAAATCAATATATCAGCAGGTGTGCTTCCCAAAACGAAGATATGGTTTGTCTGTCCGTTAAATGCCGAGCAAATACGCTGTTATTTCGGAAATGGAAATATAGAATTCAATATAAGATTTCTTGGTGGAAATAACATCCGTTTGAATAACACAAGCGATTTTCGTGACTATCCCGTATCGGTACTGTCCAGTAAAGAAATCGATGAAAAGTCAGCGATATTTAATCAGTTATATAAATCAAGTGGAATAGTTGACTCATTCCTGTTCTTTACTGACCCGCATATAAAATCAAACGATATGACGGCAAATGAAAACTTTGACCAATATATCGCATCTATCGCTTCGTTCTATCGTCATGTTCCAATTTCTTGTGTAATTTGTGGGGGTGACTGGCTTGGGAACAGTGATACATCTGCTCAAGCTGTGCAAAAACTTGCGGATGTCGGTGCGATATGCAAGACATATCTTTCGCCTTATTATGGCGTTGTCGGAAACCATGACACTAATTATCAAGGGGCTGAACAGATTTCAAATTCAACAATCGCGAATCTTTGGTATGCAGGAAATAACGGCAAGAACTATTTTGAATTTGATGCGGGAAACACACATTTTTATGCGCTTGATTCGGGACTGGATACAGACGCTGACACTTTAAAGGCATATGATATTGAACAGTTAAAATGGCTTTCAAATAAACTTGTGGACAATCAGAAAGAATATCTTGCAATTGTCATTCATATTATTTGGTATGACAACGCGACAAACAAAACCTTGTCAGCGTTGGCAGTACAATTATCAACGTTATTGCAGGCTTTTAATGGCAGAACTACATATACGATTGATGGAGATTCTTTCAATTTTGAAAATGCCACAGGACTGTTTCGCTTTGTTATTGCCGGACACGTTCATAAAGATGGCGATACAACATTTGGGAATATACCTGTTATTCTTACGACAACAACAAGAAAAGGCTGTCCAACATTTGACCTATGCATTGCCGATTACGGAGCGAATAAATTTAAAACTGTAAGGGTTGGAATCGCTGACGATCGTAATAATGGTACGTTTGATATGCCACATTAAAATTTATCAAACGCTCACAAGTGTTAGGTTAACGCTCATGAGTGTTAGATGAGTGTTGATAAGCGTTAAATTAACCTTTAAATCAGTATGATGAGGGAATTGGTAGACGAAAAAGCAAGTGGCACAGTAGAAGTCATCTATCACGCAGATACTAAACTGTATATCGACAAGCGGATTGCAGAGTTAGGTTAAATCACCACTTCACCTTCTGAAAGTCTTTGATATGATGATTAAGGGGGTGCAGTATGAATTTTGATGAAATGCCGAAATGGGAAGAGGAACCGTTTGATGATACTAAGTACATTCCCATTGAGTTTGTACGCATGATGAAAAAGGTTCATGCCAACAACGAGCGTTATTATCGCAATATTGGTGAAACCGAAGAAGCAAACGAGGAAAATATATCTTTCTTATGCTTGCACAATCTTTTGCATGAATGGGAAAACAACAGACCACAATGGGCAGAACATATTCCGAATGCCCATACGCCGACAGGAAAAAACAAATGAGAAGGGGATGAAAAAATCCCCTTTTTTGATGGAGAAAACATGAAACCAAACGAACAGGAAATCGTAACTGATGATTTTGAAGAAGCATGTAAACATGACGGAATCGAAATCAAGGAAGTCGAACCAATAGATGTTGCTGACGAAGGCAAGGGCGGTTCGCTGTGGTTACGCACAACAGCACCGTCCTATGACAACCCGTGGTATTTAAAGCGTGGCATGGGCGGTTATAACAACTGCGTTCTGATAAGTGGAAACTCATGTCTCGCCAATTGCGTAGGCTATGCACATGGAGCGTTTCTTGAAGAAGTGGGAGTGACCACCGATTACAGAGTACCGACATGCAATGCAAGAGATTTCATCACAGTAGCACAGCGGAACGGACTGCCGACAGGCAACGAGCCGAGACTGGGTGCAATCATTGTATGGTGGTCTGATTTGTACGGTCATGTCGGCATAGTAGTCGGCATTGACGGAGACACCATCACAGTCGCACAGTCTAACTATGGCGGTACACGTTTCTTCCTTACGGCACACAGAAAGCCATACAACATTTATGGTCAGACATGCATCGGCTTCGTCTATAATCCATACCTTGAAGGAGCATGGAAAAAAGACAGCACTGGATGGTGGTATGACTACGGTGACGGAACTTATCCATACAACAAATGGGAGTTAATCAACGGCAAGTGGTATCACTTCGATGGCAACGGTTATATGCAGACCGGATGGCTGAAGGACAACGGCAAGTATTACTATCTTGGCGAAGACGGTGACATGAAAACAGGATGGATCAATCTGAAGCCACACTGGTACTACACCGACAGCAACGGAGTCATGCAGACAGGATGGAAGCATATCGATGGAAAGTGGTACTTCTTCGCAGGAAGCGGTGATATGAGAACAGGATGGCTGAAAGACAAAGGCAACTGGTATTATCTCGATACCGATGGGCACATGGTTACTGGCGAAAAAACAGTGCCATGCAAATTCAATGAGAAGGGAGAACTGGTATGAAACTGAGCAACGAAACCTATGACACACTGAAGTTCATCTCGATCTATGTCATTCCCAGTATCGAAACCTTTTGGTTGATGGTGGCAGCAGTATGGAATCTTCCCTATGGGCAGGAAATCGGCATCACGATCGGAGCAGTCGGCATGTTAATCGCAGGATGCATCGGCATGTCCATCAAGGAATATGAAAAGGAAAAAGCCGAGAAGCATGACGGAGGTGGTGATGATGCAGAATGATGTCACCATATCCCTTGCTCAGACACTGTGGCTCATCGGTGGAATTACAGCGGTGGTTACATTCCTGTCATGGCTCATGAAGCCTTTTAAAAAACTCGATGACCATGAAAATAGGATTTCAGCTCTTGAGGAGTCCAGGGCCGAACGGAAACAGACCGATCAGTATATGATGTCGGCGCTCAATGCGCTGGTTAATCATATGATTGACGGAAACGGCATTGACGAACTCAAAAAGGTCCGCAACGACTACCAGGAGCAGATCATACGCCATCACCAGTAATTCAGTTCCCCTTATTACTGAATGGCAACAATTAAATATGCCTGTCCCAATGCGGGGCAGGCTTTTTTTATTTTCCAAAATGAAAAAGACTGGTGAAAGGAGGAAACCAGTCTTTTCCCGTTGCCGAAGAATAGAGTGAGGTGGGGGTAAGCAACTGTAATTATCATACCAAGTTTCCGGTCCCTGGTTACCAACAACTGGTAGCCAAATGGTAGCCAAAAGTTTTTAAAACAAAAAATTATTATGCGAAGTATGCTTAATTTAAAGGCTTTTTGAACAGGTATAAAGCGGTAAAAAAGCCTAAAAACGAGTATAATCAATTCCGCTCACTCGCTCCATAGTCAAGAAAAGCCCTAAAAATGGGGCTTTTTCTTATCTCTGGTAGTCATTTGGTAGCCAAAACTGTCAGAAACTTTGTAAATGGTATCCGGTCGTGTATTATAACGGTGGTATTCATATTGTTATTCCTTTGTTCGTTGGTGTGGCGGTACCTTTCCTGTCACACCTTTTCTTTTTGCCTGAGCGTGTCGATGGTCTCGATCATTTCGTCTTCTGTCTTCTGCAGCAGATGGGCGTATGTGTTCAGGGTGATGTTTACCGAAGAATGTCCCAGCCGCTTGGAGACGGCCAGCACCGGAACACCGGATGCGATCAGAAGGGAAGCGTGGGAATGCCTCAGGTCATGGATCCGGATGGGCTTCACACCGCTGGCTTTTATGGCTGCCGTGAACTCTCTCTGAACATTGGTGATCGGCAGGCTCCGGTTACCACCGAACACGAAGGGGTCGGCATCGGCGATGAACGGCTTTAATAGGTCCATCGTTTTCTTATCCAGGGCGATGGTCCGCTCTGATGTGTCTGTCTTCAATGGCAGGAAACCGTTTGAATAGTGCTTAATGCTCCGCCAGATCCGGACCGTGTTTCCTTGGAAATCGTCCCGGCAGACTGCCAGCGCTTCCGATCGGCGGCATCCGGACCAGAACAGGAAGGCGAAGTATGCTTTGTAATATCCATCCGGCACATATTCCAGGAACCGGCTGAACTCCTGCGGTGACCACACTTCCATTTCCTGCTTGTCTTCCTTAGTTAACTTAAAGGATTTCAGCACGCTGCCATTGTTCGGCAGGCCATAGATCTCATTAGCGTATGAGAAGACAGATCGGATATATCCCATGCCTCTGTTGGCTGTCCTGGTGGCGATTCCGCTTGTTTTCAGCGTGTTCCGCCAGTTGACCAGCATCTCCTTCGTTATTTTATTTATAGGCTCAGAACGCAGCGGAAAGTGCTTAGAAACGAAGGTGGTCTTCAGGTACCGGGATGTATCGGATGCTTCTGAATAATCAAGATATGCTCCCAGCATGGTTTCAAACGATGCAGCTGTGGAGCCGATGCCTTCGGCTTTGGCTGCCGTTTCGTACATAGAGGCTTCCTTGCGTGTCCGGAAGCCCCTTTTTACTTTTTGGATCCGTTTTCCGTCTACACGTTTCGATATGCGGACTGTCCAGGTTCCATTCTGTTCTTTAATGACTGGCATGTTATTCCTCCTGAACCATGGATTTCATGATTGCTTCGACAGCTGCCTTCTGATCCGGAGCCAAGCGATTGAAGTAGGCCAGGATGCGTTCAGACTGAGCATCGTGCTTCGGAAATTGCAGTGCTTCGTGGGGATTGTCTGTGTATGCGTCAAGATAATCAATAGTGCAGTCGAGAGCAGACGCAATTTGCTGTCTTCTCTCATAGGCAATAGTTTCGATATTACCTGACTCATATCTTGAGATGGTGCCGATGTTCACTCCGATCCGGTCCGCCAGTTCCTGCTGAGTCATTTTCAGATCCTGCCGGCGTGCCTTGATGATTTCACCGGGAAATACCTTCCGGTATGTGAGATTGCCTTTAGGGTCGCTTTCGTAAACTCCTGGACGTACTTCGTAAAGTTCTATGCCATTCTCAATGATTGTTTTCATTTAATGTGCCTCCCCCAAGTAAATTATAAATTATTATTGCACCTGTGCAATAAAAATGTTGACACCGTGCAACACTGGGACTAAGATAAAGACAGAACTTGCATCGACGCAAGTCGGAAAGGAGACAGATGAACAGAGAAATGCTAAAGACCGAGATGGACAAGCGAAAAATGTCCATGAGTGATCTGGCCGACATGATTGGAGTTAACAGATCTACCATCTGGCGCATTTTGACAGGTGAAACAGTATGTTCCACAACGATTGCGGCAAAGATCGTTAACGGTATGAAGCTCAGCCCCAAAACGGCAACTGCTATTTTTTTTGAAGATTGACTTGCGTCAGCGCAAGTTAGAAAGGAGGTACAGTGAGCAGAAGATCACGAACGCTCGAACAGATCGTTGCCGGAGATGTTGCCACGATCACCGAATGCTATCGGGTATTCACAGTGCGTGGGTGGTCAAGATCGGACATCCGGAGAGCGTTTAACGAGGCCGTGTTCCAGGAACAGAACCGGCCACACGGCAGTTTATTCCCTCAGGGCGACAAAGTGGAACTGACTACTATTTGCCACGTCATGCACATCTCGCCGAAAGAATTAAAAAAAGCGGTCGCAGACCTGGAAAATCGCACCGCTTGATGGCTTGGATCAGCCATCCTCATTTTACCAAAGAAAGAGGAGAAGAAGAAATGAATATCATATTTCATTCAATGAAGGAACGGCCCATGTTCGACTGTGAAGTGTTTATTGTCTCAGTGTTTGGCCGGATGTTCCTGACCAATTACGATAAAGTCCATAACGAGTTTAATTACAGCGAAGGCAACTTTACCAGTTTTACCGGTGACTACATCGGCTGGGCTTATGCAGACGAACTGCGCTGGCAGATGGTGGAGGCAGCTCATGAAATTAAGCGATGAATACACACGCCAGGACATTCTGGATATCAATTTCCTGATGTTCATGACTTCCATGATCATGCTGGTGATGTCGATCATCGCCAAGGTGGTGGGCATTTTATGACACAGAACGAAGCCAAGGCGTATGTCGCAAACATGGACAACTGGCATGTCATCGCTGTGACCGATTATGCACGAGTCATTCGGCTGCAGTACAAATCATTAACTTATATTGCCATTCAGACCAAGCACATGAACATGACCGAATGGTATCTGCACAAGGAATCGGTCATCGAATGGAGCATTTCGATGTATTTCTCATACGATCAGGAACATGACTGTCTGAACTATGCAGTCAGGCCGACACAGATGGCCAGTGAGATCTGGCAGGAGTCCAAGAAATGATCGCACGCTGCTATGAATGCGGGCATAAGTTCCTGACAAGCAGAGGAGGGATCTGTGGCAAGGAATCCGGGCGCTGGCTGTGTCCGGACTGCACACGAGGATATAACACAGTCGCCAGCCGGTACATGATCAAGTGTTTCCGCAACATGACCGATCTGGAACGGCAGGCGTTCGCAGATGAAATTCTCCCGGGGTGGGGAGATTTAGAAGAGGAGATAAGAAATGAACTTCAGAAGTGAAGAAAGAAGCAACATTCCGCCGGTCAGAGGCGTTCTCACCGGCAAACAGGTCAGAGGCACCTGCTGTGACCAGTACGGCACAAGAAAGATGTTCTATGCGTCATCAGAAGTGACTGGCATCGTCCACTTCACGTTCCCATCAGACGATGGATACAAGAACATCAATATCGAGAAGGCGGAACTGATCGAAGCGCTGCAGCTGCTGGAGGTGTTATGAGCAGTCTGTATGAACTGACCGGCAAATACCTTCAGATCCAGTCTGTGCTGGAAACCGGTGATGAAGAGTATCCGATCGACATGCTGACGGTCGGCGAAGAGCTTGATCAGAAGCTGGAAAACTATGGCAGAATCATCCGGAATTTCGAAAACGACATCACCGGTTACGATGCCGAGATCAAGAGACTGATGGAACTGAAGAAATCACGTCAGAAGGCCATAGACCGGCTTAAACAGGGCGTCATGGATTCCATGCAGGCCACAGGCCGTCCGAAAGTCAGCACGCCATTATTCGCCTTCAGCATCGCCAAGAAAGGTGGTCTGAAGCCATTGGTTCTTGATGGCGAAGTGCCGCACGAGTGGTGCAAGGTCGTCTATGAGCCGGACAAGGCCAAGATCCGGGAAGCCATCGAGGAAGACGGCGAGATCCTGGACTTCGCCCACATCGAAGAAAGAGGAGAGTATCTGAGGATTAAATAATGGCTATCGTTGTAATGATTTTGGGCGAAAGCGGAACCGGGAAATCCGCTTCCCTGAGAAATTTCAAACCCGATGAACTGGCCGTGGTCAACGTGATCGGCAAGCCGCTGCCATTCAGATCCAAAGGTTTTACCACGCTGAACAGTGACACATATTCCGACATCCGGAAGTTCATGAATAAGACCGACCGGAAGTCTATCGTCATCGATGATGCCCAGTATCTGATGGCCAACGAGTTCATGCGCCGGGCAAGAGAAAAGGGCTATGAGAAATTCACCGAGATCGGACAGAACTTCTGGGATCTGATCAATTACTGCCGGAAGCTGGATGACGAGACAATCGTCTACTTCCTGCAGCATACAGAGACATCTTCAGACGGCAGCACCACCAAAGCCAAGACGATCGGCAAGATGCTGGACGAGAAGGTGACACTGGAAGGCATGTTTTCCATCGTCCTGAAGACCGTTGTCGATGATGACGGTTACCACTTCTCGACCAGGAACTCCGGCCAGGACACAGTCAAGTCTCCGGTCGGCATGTTCGAAACGGATCTGATCCCGAACGACCTGAAACTGGTGGATGACCACATCCGTGATTATTACGATCTGAAACCATCCGGTCCGGTCCAGGCCCAGGAAGACCCGATCGAAGAGCCGGGCGGCAAATATCTGGACATCAACGCTCCGCATGTCGGCATCGTGGACGATGACACGCCGCTGATGGGCAAAACCGAATACGGGCGCATCAAGGCCGTTCTGAATCAGAAGGGCATCGAGGACGAAGAGCTGAGAGGAGTCGTGGCCGACAAAGGCATATATCCATTCGAGACACCGATCAGTGACTACGATCCGGACTTTATCGATTATCTGATCGAAAACATTAACAAGATCTACGGCGCAATAGTCGCCAAAAGGGATCCATTAGCATAACTCAGGAGGAAAAAATAATGGCTAATAACAAGTATGCAATCGAGTTCGAAGTAGAAGAACAGGAATATGTTCTGCTGGAACCGGGAGAATATCAGTTCACCATCGACAGTGTCGATTACGGCGATTATAACGGATCGTCCAAGATTCCGCCGTGCGGCATGGTCATCGTCAATCTGCATGTCGATACAGACAAGGGCAGAGCATTCCTGACGAATCGTTTCTATGTATGCAAAGAGTGCTCCGGCTTGATTGCCGCATTCTTCAAATCTGTTGGAGATCTGAAAGACGGACAGCGCACATTCGTCCCGGACTGGGACAAGCTGCCGGGCAAGACCGGTCTCGTGAAGACCACACAGCGTGAATATAACGGCAATCTGTACAACAATGTCGAGCGCTTCCTGGCTCCGAAGAAGAAGGCAGCACCGGCAAAGAAAAAGGCGTGGAGTGACGCAGAATGGTAATTCAGTTCATCGTTCCCGGTGAACCGAAAGGAAAGGGGCGTCCCAGACTGGGGCGCTCCGGCCATGCCTATACACCGCACGACACGGCGAATTATGAGAATCTGGTCAAGGTGTGCTTCCGGGATACACATCCTGACTTTGTACCATTAGACCCGGACATTCCGGTCCATGTCGCCATCAAGGCATATTATTCCATGCCCAAGTCGATGACGAAGAAGAACCGGATGGCTGCTGCTATGGGTCATCTGTTCCCGCTGAAAAAGCCGGACCTGGACAACATCATGAAGATCGTATGCGATGCCCTGAACGGTATCGCTTACTACGATGACGCTCAGATCCAGTGGGCAATGCTAAGCAAAGAATACGGAGATCCGCATGTCGTAGTCAGAATGGAGTGGTCTGATGGAGAAGACGAATAACTTAGAAGAACTACTTAAGTATATCGACCCGGCTGGTCTCAGTTACCAGGAATGGGTCAATGTCGGCATGGCACTCAAGGAAGAGGGCTATCCGATGGAAACATGGCAGAATTGGTCCGCTGCCGATGGCGAACGATACGATTCCGGTGAGTTTGAGGACAAATGGGACTCGTTCCGGCGGCATGACGTCACCGGTGGGACCATCGTGCAGATGGCCAAGGACCGGGGATGGTCTCCGGAGCCAAAGCTGAACGTCTACATGTCCGGCGATAAATACAGTCCCACGATTTCGTGGGATTCTGAGTATCTGAAAGAACCTAAGTTCAAAGAACCGGACAAGTGGGATCCATCCAAGGATCTGATCCGTTATCTCGAAGCCATATTCGAGCCGGGTGACACGATCGGCTACACGATGAAATCTTCCAGGACGGAAAAGGGCAAATATGTCCCTTCCGGCAATGGGTCCTATAGGCATACAGCCGGCGAGCTGATAGATCTGCTGAGAGCCGGCGAACCAATCGAGAAGGTCTTCGGGTCGTACAACAAGGCAGCCGGCGCATGGATCCGGATCAATCCGCTGGATGGCGGAGGGGTCAAGGACACCAATGTTGCCAATTACCGGAACATTCTGATCGAGTGCGACAACCTGGATCTGAACGAGCAGATCGAGAAGCTGGAGAAAATCAAGATTCCGATTTCGGCCATGGTTTACTCCGGATCCAAGTCGATCCATGCCATCATTCCGGTGAATGCCGGTTCAGATGCGGAATACCGGTTCCAGTTCAATTTCATCCGGAACATCATGCACGAGGCCGGCATGGAGATCGACAAGGCAAACATCAATCCTTCACGTCTCAGCCGTCTTCCGGGCATTCTCAGAGGCGAACACAAGCAGTTCTTAATAAAGACCCACATCGGCATGGACTCGTTCCAGGAATGGCGTGAATGGGTCTCAGCGAAGAATGACGGACTGCCGGACATTGTCAATCTGAGAGACATCTGGGACAACATGCCGCCGCTGAAGCCGGAATTGATCGAGGGCATTCTCAGACAGGGGCACAAGATGATCATTGCTTCAACATCGAAAGCGGGCAAGACGTTCGCATTGATGGAACTGGCAGCCAAGATCGCAGAAGGTCACAAGTGGCTGGGGCACCAGTGCAAACAGGGCAAGGTTCTGTATATCAACATGGAACTGGACGAGGCTTCCTTCTACCATCGCTTTAAAGACATTTACAGAGCGCTGAAGATGGACACCGGCAATCATGTCGAGAACATTGAGATGTGGAACTTGCGAGGCAAGGGGAAGCCGCTGAGCGAACTGGCACCAATCATAATCAGCCGGATGCGCTCTAAGGAATATGCAGCAGTCATGATCGATCCGCTGTACAAGGTCATGGAAGGGGACGAGAACAGCAACGGCGATGTCGCCCGGATGGTCTCCAACTTCGACAAGATTGCTGAGGAAACAGGAGCCAGCGTGATCTACGCCCATCACTTCGCCAAAGGCACCGGAGCCGGCAAGGCTCAGATCGACAGAGCATCGGGAGCCGGGACCTTTGCGAGAGATCCGGATGCCATTTTGACGATGACACAGCTGGACTGGGCACCGGAAATCGAAGAGGAAAAAGACTGGTCCGCATGGCGTGTCGAATCAACGCTCAGAGAGTTCAAGGCTATCCAGCCGGTCGATATGTTCTTCGTCTGGCCGATCCATGTCGTTGATTATGACGGCAGACTGGAAGACTGTGATTTTCTGACAGGGGAGAACAACAAGCGGACGAAGGTCGAGCTGATGGAACAGAACAATGAACTGGAAGAACTGATCAGCCAGTGCCCTGAATATATCTCTGATGACGGCGTGCCGTGCTTTGCAATCAGAGACCTGTTGGACAAATACCGGGAAAAGCATAACAAGCCGCCGGCCAGGACGACCATAAACAAATATGTCCGTGAAGCCGGTTATGACAAGGTGAAAGTCGACAAAAAACAGGGATATTGGAGCAAATACTAATTTGTTTGTCACAACCTATAGGGTTATGACAAAACATCAACTTTGTTTGTCACAACCCTTATATAAAGTGTGACAAAACAAATGTCTGATCTGCCGCTTGTACATAGGTTGTCACTCCGCTTCGAGAGCGGTGACAACTCTATGTCCTGCGGCGGCTAAATGCCGTGACATACATCTTAGGTAAAGAAAATGACGAAATATGAAAAATGGCAGCTCTGGGACCGTCTGTTCGGATGGCCTCTGAAATGGAAGAAGCCATGGAAGGCTAAGCATGGCGTGAACTACTTCAGGGACATCCAGTGTGTGATAGACGATCCGGACATGCCGTTCTGATGAAAGGATATGGAAATGAAATTATTGGGCGTATCGCTCAGAGAAGCGATCGATGCAGTAATCGAAGAGGAAACAGTGTACATGCTGGTACGGATGGAACAGGACACCATGGTCTCCGATCTGTACGGTGCTGATGGCTATGTGGTCATGAAAGAAGAGCCGGAACCCGAACCGGCACCAGAGCCAAAGCCGGCCAAGCAGACAAAACAGCCAAAGCAGAAGAAACAGATCTGGGAACCGAAGCAGGACCCGGTCCGGATCGACCACGGAAAGATTGTGGCTTTATACAAAGCCAAATGGTCAATCAAAAAGATTTCTGACGAGATCGGCTGTTCCCAGCAGACCGTAATAAACCATCTCAAGAAAGAAGGCGTATACAATGTCCAGGAAGCTGATTAGAGAAGAGCAGGAGGAACGGTGGAAGAAGTTCCCACCGGACCGGATATGCTTCGCTCACAGCATGGAAGCGGCCAATGCGGACATGCAGTGTATCAAGGCATACATGGCCGGGCAGATGCCATTGGCGTTACTGTGCCTGTGTATTGCCAAGAACAATTATCTGCCGGAAGTCACGGAAGAACAGATGATGAATGAACTGAAAATCATCGGGGAGCTGAACAGATACCATGTATAAAGGCAGGATACCGTTCAAAACGATGATCGAACTGTACGAACAGGGATGGGAACCGGACGAGATCGGACGCATGTACGGATACAAGAACGGTGAGTATATTCGTGGCAAGTTAAGAGATGCCGGAGTGTGGAAGGCGGAGAGACTGGACACAGGTAAGGTCGGAGCGTTACATAAGGCCGGGTGGTCAGTCCGTGACATCGCCATCGAGATGGGAACAACGGAAAAGCAAATAAGAGAGGTCGTGAATGAAATTAATAATCAATGATGAATATCTGCATGATTACATCAAACAGTTCGGATATGAAAAAAGACCCAGCGGACGATGGATCGAGGAACTGCAGGACGATGGCCAGGGATTCCCTCAGCCAATTTATACCTGTCCGTTCTGTTCGTATGTTTCATATGAACGGGCAAACTATTGCTCAAAGTGCGGTGCAAGACTGGGAGATGATGCATGAAAGACCTGTTTAAACGCTCTCAGATGGCACGTCTGAGCATTGTCGAAAGCATTCTCGAATCCATCCTGGAAGAGTTCGAGGCAGGCGTGATAGACAGGAACATTCTGCAGACTGCTGTTTATTGTCAGGTGGACATCGACCGGATCGTGTTCAGATTAAACGAAATGAGGAACGCAAAATGATTATGTTCATTATCGGAGCGGTCTTCGGTGTACTGCTGGGCATCGCAATGGTGGCACTGGTTTCTATAAACAGATTTGAGGAGGATGACGATGAGGATGATTGATGCTGACGCACTGCTGAAAGTAATTGAAGAAAAAGCATGTGAACCACAATACATGCATAATGGCGAAGATTGGGAGGTCGGGTTGGTAATTGCCGAAACACTCGTGCAATACGCACCGACAGTTGACGCAGTGCCAGTGATACGGTGCAAGGACTGCAAATACCGTGATGAGCAATCCGCAAACTGCACAAGATTCAGAAAAGATTGGTACGTGCAGAGTAACAGTTTCTGTTCATGGGCAGAAAGGAAAGAAAATGGGAACAAATTACTATGCAGTAAGGAACAGACCGACAACAGGTGAGCCAATTCATATTGGAAAGTCATCTATGGGGTGGCGTTTTCTATTCCAAGAACAAGATATTTGGGATAATCCCGAAGTGCATTGGCATACTGCGAGAGAAGTATATTGGTGGCTTGAAAAATACACCGTTGAAAGCAATGAATTTGTAATCATGAACGAATATGACGAAGTGGTTACATTTGAAGATTTCAAAACACTTGTTGAACGAAAGCAAAATGAAAAAATTCATGATGAACATGCAAAACTTGTTGAAGGATATAGATTCGATAGTGAATTGTTTTGCTGAAAGGAAAGAAGAATGAAACCACGCAGACCTATGAAACCATGTAAATGCGGATACAGGCGGAGGACGACTCATTACTTTTATAACGGTAAATACTTCTACAGGTGTGAACAGTGCGGGTTTGAGTCATCCGAAGGAAAAACATTGGAAGAGGCAAAAGCATTATGGGACAACGAGGTGAGCCATGACAAGACTGATTGACGCAGATGCACTGCTGAAACACAAGTCCGACCACGAAACCATATCCACGCATCTGATATGGAATGCTCCAACAGTAGATGCAATACCGATTGAATGGATGTTGAACAGTTGGGGTTCAAAAGAGTATGCAGATGTCGGCTATCAAGTCATGCGGAGAATTATAGCGGATTGGGAAGAAAGGAAAGAAGAATGAGTAGACCGCCGATGAAAGCAGTTGAAGCCATAAAGAACTACTGTGAAAAGACACAGTGCAGAAAATGTGTTTTCCGAGAAATTGAAAAATTCGGTGATGTGGATTATGTGGCTTGCCAGTTGCAGATGGCAAACCCATGCGAGTGGGAAACGGAAAGGAAAGAAGAATGAGCAGGGCTGATAGATTTGATTTTACGCTTGATGAAGAAACAGAAAAGCGATTGTATGATTTGATGACTGATATAGACACAAGAAACACAAATAGATTTTGGATAACAGACAAACGTGGGTATCATGCCGAATATGCAAAAGTCATCCGGTGCAAGGACTGCAAGTTCAGTATGAGTGGGATAGATAAGTACAATGAGCGGTATATATTATGCCAACTGCATGAACGCTCATACGGTGTAATAGATGACGGATTCTGCAACTGGGCAGAAAGGAGAGAAGAATGACATACAAAGATTGGATAGTTCGCTATTACTCAAGCCATGAGGAAATCCCAGAAGGGCATGAGGATGGCGAAATGCGAGAACTCGTCCATTGTGGGGAATGCTTCATAAAAGGCTTGTGCGTTATCCACAGAGGAATGCAGAACGATAACGGCTTCTGCGCATGGGGATTAAAGGAAAGGAAAGAAGAATGAAAGAGTGGATAATCGAAGCTGACGAAAGTACATTGTTCTACATGTTCAAACACTATGAACCGCTGACACGTTGCAAAGACTGTGAGAGTCATGGCAAGCGGACAAACATCTGCGACATCTTCCATTGCCAAACAAATCCGAATGGCTACTGTCACAGGGGAAGGATATATGGACAAACAGAAAGCAGTACAAAAGGTGAACCAGTTAAAGACTGAACTGGAAGGACTGTTTGAAGGAGAGTTCAGAACACTGTGTAATTGTGGTTATGCAGGATCGTTCGACATCCGCAGATATGGGGAGCAGATAGTCTACATCAGCGGAAGCATCTTCTCAGATAACTACTATGTAACAGTGTGGGATATAACAGGCAAGCACACTCTGTATGATTCCGGATTCGAGCAAATCACCAAAGCCGAGATGATTAACAAACTGGGGACGGTGATTAAACAAAAGAATCAACTGTCGTTATTCTGACACACAAAATTACTTGATAGACTGGATAAGAGGAGAACAATGGCCGACATCACGCTTGCACGCTTAAGAGCCGTAAAGAAATTACAGAATGAAATCGATGAGCTGGAACAGATGAAACTCAGATGGTACCGGCCTGTTCACTCACCAAACATGGACGGAATGCCGCACAGCACGACTCCGGGAGATCCGACAGCACAGGCCGTGCACCGGATCGACATGATCAACGACAAGATCACCGGTATCCAGCAGCAGCTGGCCGACATCGTGGAAGAGATCCTGAACTGGCTGTATACAGATCTGTCTGATGACAGCCTGGAACAGTCAGAGCTCAGACGGATCATTATCTGCCATTACATCGATGGCATGAGCTGGGAAACAACGACACGGCACGTTCTGGGATATTACGGATCTGACACAGCGAAGAAGAGAGTATACCGGTATTTCGGCATCATAGACTGAACCGGACCGTAACGGACCGTGCAACCGGAGTATTATGTTATAGGTGAAAAAGACGAGTTTGGTAGGCTCGTCTTTTTTCGTGCGTGCCAAAAAGTCAGAGCCATATTGTCGCAAATCAATTCAGCACGCAGGCACGGAAAAGCCTCCTTTAACAGTGCTCTGGCTTTTTGATAATCAAAAGAACGGAGCGGCGGATGGGACCGATAATTGACGATGGCACGATCGACATCAGTTGGATGACTGAAGAACAGCTGCATGAACACTTACGGCATCTGTCCGATCTGTCTACCTGTCCATGTGTGGAGTGCTGTGCTATATGCGACAGAACTGAGAAGGTCGCACAGTGCGAGGCGTTCCAATTGTGGTATAGAGAAAGGCTGATGAACCGTGAAAGAATGGGCAAGGTTCTTTTATAAATCCCAGGCATGGCAGCACATGCGGGACTATGTAATGAAGAGGGATCAGTGGTTATGCCAGGACTGTCTTGCCAAGGGCAAGCAGACACCGGCGGAGGAAGTGCACCACATCACTCCATTGAATCCGCAGAACATCATGGATCCAAGCGTGGCACTGAATGAAAACAATCTGGTGGCACTATGCCGTGAATGTCACAAGGCAAGGCATGGAGCCAAGCAGAAACGTTACACAGTTGACGAGTTCGGGCACGTTACAGGCCGCTGATACTCCCCCGGATGGTGTTTTTAAAACACGCCTATGGAAGAC